GATGATAACCATCGCAACCGCGACGGCGAGACCCTCGAGAAAATACTTGATAGCACGCGTCATCAATTCAGAAGCAGAGAAACCGTCCATTTGTCTTATATTCGGGGTATTGATTTTTTTTTCAGACCTGCGTTCCAATCTAAAGATTGGAATACCTGGAGATGTAGAGAACAATGTCGGGACCTGAAGAAAAGAAGGAGGTTTATCTCGAGGCGGACAAGGAAATTCCGGGGCAACATTATGTTGCACTAAGTTTTCTAAGCCCCAACAAGGTCCTGAAAAACAAAGATCACTTCTTTTTCAGTGAATTCCTTAAAGATTATGAGATTCAGTACAAGATCCGGGCTACCGAATCCTTTGTTATGAAGCAGGCCACCAAAGTTCAGGAGGCTGCCTCGCGAGCGCAGGATGTGATTGAGAACATGATCCTCCGTAAGGACACCATAAGCATGGAGGATCTGAGCGGTGCGCTTGCAACAGTAAAAGATATGCGCGCTGGTCTGACGCGTGATATTGCGGCCGATCTTGAGGCGCATGTCAAGTCGGAAATGACTGATTTTAAAACGACTACGATTAACGAGGCCTACGAAACGTTTCTTTTCAAGCACCGAAAGCGTCTCGAAGAGGAGTTCTTCTCTGCGAACGAGTTCCGTACTACGGTTCAGGGTCTCAAGGTTCGCGGTGTCTATGATACATATGCCGAGGCACTTGGACGCGCTAAGACGCTTCAGAAGATTGATCCTTCGTTCAACGTCTATGTCGGCCAAGTCGGTTTCTGGCTGCCATGGGATCCAGAGCCGCAGGAGATCCAGGATCAGGAGTATGCCGACGACCAACTCAATCAACTCATGAAGAAGTACAAGGAGAATGAGTCGCAGCGTGACGAGTATTATGCGCAGACGAAAAAGGACCGTCTGGCGGGCAGCAAGGTGCGCGGCACGACCTCCGTAATCGGAGGTGCGGGTTCAGAGTCTTCAGCAGCTCCCAGTGATATGTTTGCCGGCGAGGATCTGGCGATTGCCCGTAAGCGCGAACGCGCAACGGCCACTGCCCAAAATACTATCATTTCCTAGAGACAATGAGTACTGATGCAAAACAATGTCCGTGGTGTGAGCGATGGTGTCTCAAAGATGCGGCGTGCAACTATATTTTCGCCTGCGGACTTGAAACAAATGGGAAATTTATGGTTGGCGGTGGCTGTGGTCGGCCTTGGTGCTGGCAATGCGGAAAGAAGTTTTGCGGTCAATATATCAATCCGACATCAGGAAAGAAAACGGGATCTTTGGATAATCACAATACCACATGTTGCTCAAAGGAGAGCGGATACGTAAAAGAGGAATATTGTCCTGGCGGACATAATAGCCATTGTCCTGCACGATAAAAAATGAAGACTTTGCTACATACATGATGCTTTGTATCACCATGTATATATTGTATATTAAGACAGACGCAACGACACTCTACACTCTGGCGGCAACCAATTATCTCGCGAAACCCTATAGCGAGCGAGATGCAGGATTTGACCTTGTGAGTACCGCGTGCGTCGTAGATGGAAAGAGCGTAAAAATAAGCCAACACGCGAGCGCGGCGCTCTACGATACGAAACTCAATATCTTCCGTGCGTATTGGATGCTTCCACGCTCCTCGATTTCCAAGACTCCGTTGCGACTTGCGAATTCTGTCGGTCTGATTGACGCGGGCTATCGTGGAACACTCCTCGCCGCCGTAGATAACATTACTTCGGAACCGTATTCCGTAAATCACGGAGATCGTCTCTTTCAACTGAGTTCGCCGGATCTACTTCCCTTTGATGATATTAAGATTGTTGATGAGATTCCTGGTGGTGCTACGCTACGCGGTTCAGGTGGATTTGGTAGCACCGGTGTAAGTTACTTCACATAACTATAAAAATTGATTTTATTGAAGCCGAAACAGAATGTGCAATGGAAATCATTGAATATGCTATCGGATTCGGAGGCTGGGCCGCAGTCCTCTCTGTCTTGTTTCTATACACTTACGGAAATGTCTATCCTATAACCATTGTAATAACACCTATCATCACAATATGTCTAACATATATCGCCTTGCAATTATGCCGATGGATGTTTCTACTGTTCCTCTGGATTGTTGAACTAATGTTCCGCGCTGAAATCATTGCGACATCGTTACTTATCTTCGCGATGGGAGCATTAGTCTATACAATTCGATCTACAATACATATTATACGGATTGAAGAGATTGATTAGCTATACAACTGTTTTATCTACGATGACTATACTGTCTGTGTTAAAATCCTCGAATTCTCTATCGGATGCAGGTCCAATTATTGTTCCCAATTTACCATTATATCTAAACTGATAAAATACTACATTTTCGGGCTTCAGTTCAAGCATCAGTGCAACTTGCTTTAAGGTGGTTTTACCCTCTATTACAACCTTTTGAACTTGACCTGAAGGGAGTTCGACTGTTACAAGTGGCATCGTTATCTATAAAGAAAGAGTGTGTTTGACCGCATTTTCAATTTTTTGGGTCTAAGTACATGCAGCCTTTATAGCTTTCTAGACTTGCGATTCGAATAACGAGAACGTTTTGTTTTTCTCTTCATAGTACGCTTGCCTCCAGCTGCAGGCGGCGGTCCGGGAATCGGAGGGTCTCGAAAATCAATATAATGGAAATCTATTTCTGCTCCTGGCCTATCTCTAAAAATCACTCTAGCACCGACGGGTTGATGAAACACATTTCCATTGTATTCAACGCGAACCGGTTTTGTTAGCGTACCATTATAGGTAATCATACCAGAATGATGCATTCTACCTGCTAAAGGTTCAGTTAGCGTCATAATCTCTTGCCTATCATTTACAAATGGGGGCGTTAATACTATAGGATCCTGCTGACCATAGTAGTCTTCAGGATTTGCTCCAGGGGGCAACATTACAGGCCACAAAAAATGTTTTAAATAGTACCGCATTTATACATGTATGTGCGTTTTTATTCGCTGTCACAAAAATATTTATACAATGTAAGGATGCCCAAATTAAAGAATCTTTTGTATATTCTGCTCGCTATTCTTATAATATCTGTTTTTGTATATTTCTTTACTCAGAAGTCTGCTTCTTCATCCTATACTTTGCCGAAAATCATTTGGATGTATTGGGATACGCCCGAATTGCCAAAACTTATACAGCAAATCCAGACTTACAATCGTCCTAAGCTCGAAGGATGGGATATTCGTTTTTTGAACAATACGTTATTGCCCAATTATATTCACAATGAAGAGTATCCAAAAAATTATAACAGCCTGAAACACCAACATCAGGCCGATTGGATACGAATGAATCTATTGTCCAAGCACGGTGGCTGCTGGATGGATGCTTCGATTATTGTAAATGATCCTGATGCTCTGAATCGCCTACACCGTCAAAGTGTTGCACGCCAAAGCCATTTTACGGGGTTTAGTTACCGTAACAATGAGGCCAACAGTATTTCTGATCGGAACATATCGCTGTATATTGAAAATTGGTTTATTATGGCTCCCGTAGATAGCATTATTATACGTGAATGGTATCATGAATATCATAAAGCCGTCGAGATGGGATTTGTCGCCTATAAACATAACTTGACAAACGAGAATGTAGATCTTCATATGATTTGGAATAAAAGCATCGATACAGAGATATATCTTACACAGCACGCTTGCTTACAGTATATTCTTCAAAAGAAATTAGCAGTCATTCCACCCATAATTATCAATCATGCGGAGAAGGATATGTTATTTACAAGTGGAGATTCGAAAGAATCTCGAATGAAACTTTTACGCAATCAGCCTGAAGAGGCGCGAAAAATACCATATATTAAACTTATTGGTAGCGATCGCGGAACAGGTATTGATATTACGCCATTTTTCAATACAGACTAGTATTTCTTCACCTGCACAACCGGTCCTTTCCGCTCTACAGTTCCAGCGGTAAGTGTCGGACCAGATTCGCCCGCCGCTTCCGCCAACTCTTTCTGTCGTTCGTATTCCGCAGATTTGATCCAATGATCGCGCGAACCGATCTTGAAATCCGGATGCGGAGTCGCCTTGTACCAAAACACGCAATCCTCAATACGATTCGTTTTGGAACCGTTATGAATCACTAAACATTCGTAATTTTCCGTACATTGATCCATAATCTGGCAAAAGAGTTCAAAGGTGGGAAAAATACCCGCGAACTGTTCATAAATACGCTTACGTGCGCTGACTTGATTTTCGCGCAGAATAAATACGTAATCCACCTGTCCTCGCAGTACTGGCGGAATACCCATCACATATTGAAGCGCTAAAATGTACAATAGTCCGTAATGCCGACCGTTCATAAACAAAGATCGTATATACTTATCACTAATCCATTTATTATCGTACATACAATCGTCCATGACGATAAAGGAACGACGATCAAGAGCCGATGTTCCACGTGTTTCCTTTTCCTTGCGAATTTGCTTGGTGATTGCATCTTGGCGTTTCAATACATTGTTAATGATACTTGTATTGAACTCCTCGTGAATAAACAGACTCGGAACAATCGTGGAATAAAAGGCGTTGGCGCCTTCCGTGCCGGAAATGACTGTTCCTATCGGAAAACGCTGTTTATGCCACATGAGATCCTTGATAAGATACGATTTGCCCGTACCACGACGACCAATAAATACAACAACTGCATCATCGGGTATCATGCCCATATTAAACTTGGAAAGCCGGAGATTGACTGTTGGGCGTTGGGTCGTATCACTCGTCATGGGCATAATCGCACTTAATGTAGCGCCTGGACCCGGTCCTCCTGCTCCTGCTCCTGCAGATGCCGACATTCTAATACCTTACAGTGAGAAACCAAATTTAATGCTAACACGCAATAAACTATTGCAGCACTGGGTTTTCAGACCTTTTGTTGCGGTAGTCCGAAAAATATAGACCCGGTATCCACGATTAGAAAATGCCAGGACGACCGATGCCGCGAAGAGGTGGAGGAAAAGGAGGGGGAAGAGGTGGAAGTGGAGGAAAGCCGGTACGTGATGCCAAACCTGCAGTGCAACGTGGAATCGTAGCCCGACCTGAAGTATCTGAACTTCCAACATCGCTTCATGTGGCTCCTTCGCGCGCTCCCATTCCTGTCAGCATCCTTTCTGCTCTACCAGAATTTCGCAAACCGCAACCCTTCTGTTCTATTTTTGAACGTCTTCAACCCGAATTCGGAGGCTCAAGCGAACATCTCACGAATTGTTGGCTAGGCATAGATGGTAATTTAGTTGAGTCTGTAAGCCATGATAGCGGATTCTATGCAACGATTCATACAACCGAGAAGCAAGAATTACCAGTATTTGTAAAACGCATCCACTTATTGGATCCGGTGAGCGCGATGGAGGGAAAATATGTATGGCCTGAAGACGGTTCTTTACCGGCGCCAAGTGATCTATGGAAAACAGCACTCGCGAAAATCAACGATCCGATGAACGAAGCCTACGTAGATGCTCTGTTTGCTTCGGTTGCCAATCGACTCGTGGATGCGCGTATATCACCTCACTGGTGCCGAAGTTTCGGAACCTTTTCCGCGCGTGCAGAGAAATATTTATTTAATATTTCGGACGAATTTAACAGTATGCGGAAAGAGCCGTGGTGGCGACGAAACCAGCGTCTCGGATTATTCCGACTCCATAAAGACGATGATGAAGAAGACGACGGAAAAACGGCAAGCTCGCATTTTTTCACGGAAGGATTATCCTCGATTGATATTGGAGATTTTGAGGATGTGGAAGAAATACACATCACCGATAATAAAGAATCCGAAGTCAGCGAAATAGAACCTGAGATTTCTCCAACGGAAGCCAAACCAATCATACTTTCGGCTCCAAAACTTCGACTGAAACGTATGCTAAGCCCAGATTCTGCATCAGGATCTTCATGCGACTCTGACGACGAATCCGAGATCGAGCAATATGTTGAATTTGATAATTTCCCCGTTCAGGTAACTCTGCTCGAAAAAGCCGAAGGTACTCTTGAAGATCTTCTCGAAGATGAAGATGAAGATCTTAGCGAAACGAAGGAACAACGTTGGACTGCGTGGATGTTTCAGGTCATCGCGGCACTGACGTGCGCACAGCACTGGTTTGGTTTTGTACATAACGATTTACATTCGAATAACGTCATGTGGTCAGGCACGGGTATGACGCATATATACTACCGTGTTCATAAAGGAAAACAAACCTGGTGTATGAAGGTACCGACATATGGTCGCATTATGAAGATTATTGATTTTGGTCGTGCATCCTATCATTTACCAGATCCTGCCGGATTTTTTATTAGCGATGCGTTCTATCCTGGAAACGATGCGGCGACACAGTACAACTGCGAGCCGTTCTACGATTCCGGTGAGGGTAAAAAAGTCGAACCCAATCCGTCCTTTGATCTATGTCGGCTCTCTGTGAGCATGATTGAATCTCTTTACGAGGAACGTCCTACCAATGCAACGCCCGTGAAAATTATGACGAAAGAACCTGGAAAAATGTACGCCGAAACCGTCTCGTCTGTCTATAACATGTTATGGGAATGGTTGCAGGACGACGATGGAAAAAATGTGCTGCGCCTACCTAATGGCGAAGAACGCTATCCTGATTTTGATTTATACCGCGTTCTTGCTGCCGAAGTTCATAAAGCGGTTCCCAGTCGGCAGATTGAACGCGCCATGTTCAAAGGATTCCAGTGCGACGCGAAAGATATTCCTTCCGAAGAAATGATTTATGATTTATACATATGAAGAAGCTGTATTAATTCTTGCGAATTACCCGCATTCAGCAACTCATAATCCATCGGCTCACCGTCCAAATCATGCTCACTCGGATCCGCCGAGGGCCTCTCTAACGAATTGCGAATCCGAAATCGATGAATATCAGCAGCAGGAAAAGCGGCACGCAGCCGCCCATATTCATGCTTAAACCGCCAATCATCCAGAATCCACGTATTTGTTTCCGGATGAGCTACTATTTCGCTCACTACAAAATCCGCCCAAATAGCAGGATTACACGTAATTTGCTTGGCAGAGGTTGCGTACTCAATCAACAATTCTCTGACTGTACGATCACCCTGTCCAGTAATAATAAACATCTTTTTTCCTTCCTGTGTATCACACAGCTCCCGCGGTATTTTATAAATATCAGCTACATCATCCTTCACTTTCTTTGCAAAGGCCGTGCGGCGTGAATGCGGAATTATCGATTCAAGTAGCGCCGACACATGCGATTTACCAGAACCAGCATATCCCGAAATCAGATAGATATTCATAGTTACAGACTGTAACGATGAATAACCCACTTTTCATTTTTTTAGTGGCATAGTATAGAAAATGGACGCCTTTTACTGGAAGAAGAAGTTGTATGCGCTCGCGATCCTTCTATTGATCGTTGGTGGGTTTAACTGCGGAATGGTTGTATTGACAGGCAGAGATCCTATAAGTACGCTCTTTGGCAAGGGATCTATAGTTGCCAACGGCATCTTTATTGGAGTCGCGCTCGCGGCCTTGGCACTCGCATTCTTCCGCGATACCTATCTGCCGTTTTTGGGTCCTACGGTCATGCCTTGCTCTCTGCTCAAGGAACAGGTTCCTGAAAACGCCGATTTCGAGATCCGTGTCAATATCAAGCCCGGTGCGAAGGTTCTTTACTGGGCATCCGAACCTGCGAATAAAGATCTTGAATCCGTCAATAATTGGAAGGAAGCGTATCTGGGATTCCGCAATGCGGGCGTGGCTCTTGCCGACAATGACGGATATGTGACACTCAAGGTCCGCAAACCTCAGAGTTATACTGTCCCGGCCCGCGGTGAGTTATCGCCACACATTCATTATCGCACATGCATGAATAATGGATTTGTGGGACGCGTTGAAACCGTGACACTGGATGGTAAGGAATACTTCGAGAACTTTGTTCGTAATGCCGAAGAGCAGGCGCCTGTAGATGGCGGTGAATTTTCCTATGTACATCCCAGTACGGCGCAACAAGAGATGGATGATGTCGCTGTAAGCACAGCCCAGAATTCTCTGATGCCGCAAACGGGTGCTATTGATGAGCATGCGCCTACTTTCGGTTATGACTACGATCAGGCCTACTCGAGCATGAAGCCGGTTCCTGGAAAGATGATTAAATATGTGTAAATTTGTTAATCTTTATATTTTTGATTTTTAATAAATCTTCAAAAACATAATCCTACACTTTATTTATGTTCAATTAGCGGAACATCATACACAAGACACGGCCACTTAATAAAGTTACTGACCCAATCATATTTTGAGGTTGTTCTGACATATTTCGCCCGTGTTATAACGTAAAATTCAATAAAACTTGTTTTCACAGATTCTGGATCCTGACTATTACCAATATGTCCAACTTTGCATAATTCTCCATCGCAATCAATCGTTTTAATATTTAGCATCTGTTTCGCGTAACGCTTAAAATTGGTTGAATTGGATAATAAAATATCGGTTCGCTTATAATTGTTTCGTAAAATATTGAAAAAATCCATAAATGTCGGATCATGCTCATCAATATCTTTATCAAATACTTTATCTGAAAAACGGAAATGCTGAATGCCGTAGTTAGCCGGCAACGATTGAATAGTTTTCTCCACCTCGACTTTTAAAAAGTCTTGCGGCTCACATAAATACTTGGCAAATTCTTTATCAGCTTTAGATAAAATATTAGGCTTAAATGAAATACAATCGTCGTTCTTTGGACATTTATTTGTTGAAATATATACAGAATCATTCGTTTGTAACATTTTACTTAATTTATCTTCGAATCCGCAAAATTCCGCCGAATTAGGACATTCAATATGATTCACTTCTTTATCTTTAATTGTGTGAAATTCATGTGATGTAACATGTTTTAAAAATTTACCACAAATATCCTCAGTCCCATCAACAACCAAGCGAATATTATTATCTATACAATACTGGTAAGTTGAAATAGCCGATCGTATCTTATCACCAAACCCATTGGATTTGGTACCAGGGCGTAGATTCCTCCACACAAGATACACCGTTTTTGTTCGTCGCATGTAATAAACGGCGATTATTACACATACTACAAACAGAATTAAAATTTTTATAGATAATTTCATACCATCTATAATATCAATATATTATAGTTTTACTATTAATGTTTATAGTAGAACTATAGAATCGACACCTAATTTACAGATCCGTAGGTTCCGTACGGTTGCCACCGCGGCTTGCAATCATATCACGCTGCTTGGCCGTTGTGCAGACACAGCCTGAGCCGCAGCTAAAGCTCGCACCACAGCACTCGGGCTTGCACTGATTGTTCTTGAAGATGAACAGATTGTCAGGACCGACTTCTACTTCGGGACCCAGTAGCGGCTCATTGGGAGCCGGTCCGCGCCAGTTGCTCAGACCGTGCGCAGGCTTCTTTACGACATTGTCATACGCGCCAATGGCCTCATACTTATCCCCCACGGGCGCGCTGTTCATCAAATAATCCGCGAAACCCTCCGCCGTCGGGTAGTTGGTAAATCCGGACAGCATCAGAAAATTCGCGACTAGCAATAAACCCAACATCACTAATACAAATGTAATGCGCGGGGACATCTCTTCTAACTAATACGTGTTTTTTATTGAGAGCTTTCAAGGCTAATCTATAAAACTATATGATTAGCCGGAATAGTTGATTACGATTTGTAAGAATTTAACGTATTTAGGACCCAATCGTAGGTTTTGTGAATCTTTGTAGCTCCAACATCGGTGAAATCACGCATTGCGGGCAGCATTCCTTCAAATAACATAAAACTACCGGACTCTGTAAAAAGACTGTACCACATTTCTTCAGTATGTTCGACTGTATTTGTAGGTTGCTGCCACTCTTTGCCAGTCTTGATCCACGCGCCCTCTGCAACATACGCGGTGGGACTTATCTGCATAGCCTTTTGAATCTCCGATCCTGCAATACAGACTACACCTGTAACACGTGTTGGATTACCCTCGGCATCAATCACAAATGTTCCTGGACGGATACCACGTATTTCCGCAGGACCTATCGGTGTTGCAATAGTAGATCGCGGACTTAGCACGGCTTCCGAATCTAGCGCGGATTCTGTAGGAGCCGCGTAAGGCGTATCGGGATTCAGTGTTTCAAACACTTCTTTATGCCATCGGCGTAACGATTCGTCGTCGTTTAATTCTTCCCAATCTGCGAATTCCACGGCACCCCTGTTTGACATGACTGGGATACGACGATTACTCGTAATCAAGCAATACAATTTCGTGGTTGTTGGAGCCATAGGTTTCGCATCAGGATGGTCTTTGACATGAACTGGCGATCCGTCCTCCGCGAAGAAAATGTGCGTTCCACTAACCTGTATTCCCCACAATTCATATAAATCATCTACATCTGTATTAAACATCATGATGCCTTTGACTGTAGCACCATCGTGCAATTCTTGATCCATTTTGATTTCTGAAATAGGTATGTTACCTGCCGGGGTTAAAATAGGAGTATCGCCGGCAAAACAAAAGGAACCGGCTGCTGCGCCTAGTCCAGCGGCTGTTAGTACCGCCGCGCCAATCAGAATAATAGGCATCACCGGCCACAATAAATAGAAGAAGAAAATCACTAGAGCTAACAAAATTGCAAATATGATTATAAC